CCACCATAGCGGCCTCCTCAACACGGGAACGTCGCACACGCATCAAGCATCAACCCAATGGAAAATGGACGAGGGACGTGGCCGTGGGTCCTCTTCTCCGGCGTCTTCACGCACCTCGCCGTGCGACACGTAGTCCACACGGCTCTTCGCGATGACGTAGTAGTCGGGGTCACGCTCGATGCCATAGAAATTGAAGCCCTCCTTGTGGGCCGCTACGCCGGTCGTGCCGCTTCCCATGAAGGGGTCAAGGACGACACCACCGGGAGGCGTCACGAGGCGGCACAGGTAGCGCATGAGGGCCACCGGCTTGACCGTCGGGTGGTTGTTCTTGATGGCATCGAGGCGCGATTCTCCCCACTCCGGTTCGGCACATGTGCAGCGACGAGCGAGGTTGGATTGGAGCCGGTGCTTGAGGCACTTCTGGCACACCGCATTCGCGAGGGCAGCGTCACCTGTGTGGTCGGGGAGGTGGGAAAGTCCCTCGTCCCGTTCCGCACGGCTCGCTTTCGCGCAATAGAAGTACCGTGCGGCGGAACCGGGGAGGTCCGAGAGGTCGGAGGCCATGCGCTTGAAGCCCCAGCCCATTCCCTGCGTGTCGAGTTTTCCACCGTCCCCACCGTGAGGCTTCGCCCCGGCGGTTTCAGGGAAGATGTCAAGCACTTCTTCGGAGCCGTCGTGAATGATGTTGGACGGGAAACGCCCGGTCTTCGTCCCCATGTCGATGCGTCCGGTGTTCCCTCCGGACATGGAGTTGTTGCCGGAAATGATGACGCCGTCCGACGCGGTGACCTTCATTTCCTCGGTGCCCACGCGGCATCCGTCAATGTTGATTCCGCCGACACCGTTCTCAAGGATGTTCTGCGTGATGCTTGCGTCCACGGGCTTGCGCGCGAGGACACATGGCTCGTGTGCGGGCTTCAGTTGTGTTCCCCACCCATCCCACCTCTTCGCTTCCTCCGTCACGGGGTCTTCGCCGTCCACTTCGTGATAGCCCCGTTCAAGGGCTTCCTGCATCCACGGTCGGTCGCCACCCTCGATGCCGTGGCCGCTTCCAATGCTCTTGGGGTTCCGGATTTCTTCAGCCGAGATGCGGACCTTCTCACGCTTGGCGCCAAGCGCCTTGTCGATGGCCTTGCTCACGTTGAGGCTCTTCGGGAAGCCGCTTCCGTAAAGCCACATGACTTGGTCGCGGATTTCGAACCCCGCGTCTTCGACGTTCACCGCCATACGGTGATAGGTGCGGGAACCGGCGAACGCGAGGAGGTGTCCTCCGGGCTTGAGGACACGGAAGCATTCTCGCCAAATGTCCACCGAAGGGACGTCGTAGTCCCACTTCTTCCCCATGAAGGAGAGCCCATAGGGCGGGTCAGTCACGATAGAGTCAATGCTGTTTGACTCAACGGTTCTCAATACTTCGAGGCAGTCGCCATTCCTGATGTCCATTTCATTCACCTATTCTTGCTGTTCGACGATGAGCGGTATATGAGGGTTCGCCGGAAGGATGCTTGCAGCGACAACTGAAAATCCTTCCTGAGAGGCTGCTTTGAACACGTGTCGTGAGTGATTGAATGGGTCAAGCACGACCCCTCCCGCGGGGGTGACGAGTCGAAGAAGGTAGGACCATAGGGAAAGAGGCTTGAGGCCATGCTTCCGCTCTTCTTTCGTGCGCTCGGCGCGGAAGAAATACCGAGAGCCACCGCCCCCGTCGTCCACACGGCCCGGGTTTTCGGCCCCTTGCTGGTTCTTGTTCTGCGCGAACGCGCTCGCGTAATTTCGCTTCGCAGGACGGTTCCCCGCTGCGAGATGTCCGGTCTGCCAGTCCAATTCTGTTCCAGCGTACCTGTCGAGAATGACGTTCGCTGGCCAGCGGCCGTCGAGATTCACACGCTGTTGCGGCCTATCGGCTCCATACACGCCGCTGGTCACGGTATCGGTCCGTCCGGGGTTCTTCGCAAGACTCGCGGCGAGGTCCGCCTCACTGACGTGTTCCACCCGACATCCGTCGACATTGATTCCTCCGGTCCCGTGCTCGAGAACATTCCCAACGACCGTCCCTTCAAGGGGCTTCCTCGCCACCACGACCGACTCGTGGAAAGACGTGACCTCGAAGTCCTTCAATGAACCGTCACCGTAAATCCACATGATTTGGTCACGGATTTCGAACCCCGCGTCCTCGATGTTCACCGCCATGCGATGGTACGTTGAGGGCTCCGCGAAAACGAGGACATGTCCTCCGGGCTTTATGACCCTGAACACCTGTTTCCATGCCTCAATCGGCGGTGCGGCGTAGCACGGGTCGGTGACGACCGAATCAACGCTACAATCGTCCAATGACGAAAGGTCGAACGAGGGCTGAGAGAACATGGTCAATCCCTCAGAACATGTGTTGAGAGGACGTCATTCCATCCACCTCGCGATGAGGGGAAGCCACCGGATGAGGGCCTTGCTTCCGTATTTCCCCAACTCCGCCTTGTACAAGCGATGCTCAAAGGGGTGGGAGGAGGCCCAATCGCTGAAGATGTCTTGAAGCGTCAAAATTCCTTCCCCCAGTCTTGGATGCGCAGCCTTTCAATTTCTTCACGAGTCTGCTCCTTGGCTGCCTTGGTCTTCGCCTTCTTGAGCATGTAGGACGTGACGCGGCTGGCAGCACGATGATGGAGCCACAGGGGCTTGTGTTGCTTCAGTTTGCTCACTCTTCCTCACCTCCTTCGAGAGCATCAGACACAATCTGTCTGATTTTTCGGAGCAGGTCTTCCTTGTTGCGAGCCTTCAGGATGAGGCCGCCCTGACCAATGCGCTGGCGAAACCTCTCCAAGGCACGCTCTCGCTCGTGTCGAGGTGGAATCATTCCTTCATCACCTCATAGAAGAGCATGCGATTCCAACACCCGATACGGCTACAACTGAGGTTGTGGACCGTGCCCACGTACCCCTCTTCCACTTCTTCGGATTCGTGGCTTCCGCCCCAAATCATCTTCGCTCCGCATGTGCATTTCACGTCCGCCAAGTTCATGTCTTCACTTCCTTTTTCTGATGAGCGACACAGAACCGGCTACCGGGGGCTTGCTGGTGCTTGCACCGCTTCCCGCGAAGGGTATTCGCCTCACAGCGGTCAATACCTCTCGCAATGTCTTCCCTGAAGCACTTGTAGCACTTGTTTTCTCGGTGGGGTCGAATGCGCGTCGGTTTGACGAAGATACGCACCCCGCAGGTAGCGCACGGCTCTCGTGGCATCACCACCACACTCCTGACTTGCTCGGCCTCGGTCCCTTCTCGTACCATTCCTTCTTGCAGGCCTCGCAGCAGAACCTTCGCAATGAATCATCGACCGCATCGAAGTCCTTGAGGGGCTTTGATTGGCCGCAGTTGCGACACCAACGGAGGACGGGCTTCAGGCGAACACCGCCTGTGCGCGGTGACTCTCCACGATTCGCACGCCGGTGTAATACGTGACCAGAATGCACTTGCTCGCGATTTCACGGGCCTCTTCCAGCGTGGATGCCTTGGCGAAAAGAAGCCAAGTCTGATTGTCGCGGCTTCCTTCGATGTGGTACTTCTTCATTCCTCAGCCCTCCAAGTGTCTTCCTTCTGGCGGCTGCGCTCACGAAGCGAATTGAACACGAAGTCGAAAATGGCCCACGCGATGATGGCGTAGCCAAGGCGAAGCGTGTTGAGCGTGTAGTGCTCCATGCCCGGAACGTCCGCATAGGCCACCACGGAATACTGACTGTTCACCACGACGAGGTAGCCGATGAAAACCCACGCGATGAGCGCAGGGATGCGGTCAATGGCCTTCTTTGGGCGGTTCATTCCTCTTCACCCCCCGTCATGAGGTCGTACGATTCTGACGCGCTCGGAGCACCGATGTTCCACGGCTCGGGGACAATGGGCCTATGCGGGTTGTAGGCGTTTAACAACGAGATGGCATAAGCCCACGCGCCAATTCCGAGCATAAGGACGATGAAGAGCAAGACCCACGGTTCCATGCCCGCTCATGTGAGATGGCCGGCTCTTAACGCTTCCTAACCCCCGTTGTGAGAAAGGCCCCTTCTGCAACATGTGTCTGAGAGGAGGAATCGCGGCCACCGAGGGCGTTTTGCTTGAAAAAACTGGGAAATGTTGAGCCTCAGAAAAGCCGGTGTTTAGAACCCCTCCTTTGCGTCGAAATCTGTGGATTCTTGAGACTTAAACAGTTCAACCACAAAGGGTCATACCCTGATTCCCAACCTAAACCGGACCCTTTACCTCTCGGCACCTTTATGGTCGTCCCTTTAGGGACGTTTGGTGGAGAATACCCACATGATTGAATCCCTTTTCACCCTCTTTGGGTATGCCTCATTGACCCTCCTCCTTTCAATTTCCCCCCTTCTCACAACGGACCCTTCTGCGAGGAAGGCCAGCATCTATGCTCGCATCTCCACGACCGACAAAGACGGGGGGACTCAGTCCGAGACCTCCATTGAGCAACAACTCAGGGAGTGCCGTGCCTATTGCGCCGCTCAAGGGTGGGAGGTTGTCGAGGAATACCGGGATGAGGGATTCAGCGGTACGAACACCCAACGCCCCGAATACCAGCGCATGATGAGCGAAATGGAGAACTGGGACGTCGTTATCGCGGCAAAAATGGACCGATTCCATCGAAACGTGCGGAATGCAGGTGAATGGGCGGAGACCCTTCAGCGAGCCGAGAAGGACTTCGTTTTCCGAGACCTACAAATCGACACGACGACCGCTATGGGGATGCTCATCTTCCGAATCATGATTTCAGTCGCTCAAATGGAAGCGGACATCATCAGCGAGAGAACTGCCTCGGGGCTGAAGGGGAAGAAGAACGCGGGGCGCCACGTCGGCCGGCCCCCTATGGGGTATCGCTCCGCCTACAAGCGAAGTGCCGACGAGGCCGACGGGAGGGGGGACCCCGAACTGAAGGGTGTCCTCGAAATAGAGCCACGGGAGGCGGAGTCCGTCCGACGTGTGTTCGCCATGCACGAAGACGGTATGTCGCGCGCCTCAATCGCAAAGACCCTCAACGCAGAAGGGGTTCAGGCTCGCAACGAAACGAGTGGCTGGACCGCTTCGGTAGTGGGAAACATCGTCACGAAGCGG